GGTTGTTATTGACAGCGTTTTCAAACTGATAAAAAAACCGTAAACCGCCTACAGCATTGACATGCACATATGCTGAAATGGTGGACTCTACTGTTGCAGATGACCATGATGAAGCTGCGAAACACACCAGCCCGCGAGCATCAGTGGTGGTAATGTCAATTCTATCACCAGTAACAAGGTTGTCTACTGCGCCGTCAAAGCTAAGGCGATTGAGGCTTGTGTTTACGTCGTCAGGCTTTATGCGATCCTCCAGTATTCCATAAGCCGCATCAATGCCACGCCGGAGGCGAACGTTGCCGTGATTGCCAAGGAATACCGCCATTAAACTATTACTTGATCAAAGTCGCCGTCCATGGTGAATTGAATTGGCACTACGCTTAATTCACCTGTACTTACGGATACTTGGGCGCTGGTGATATAGGCATTCATTTTAATGTCATCTGCTGCACCGCCGCCTACGTTTAGTTCTAGGAACACGCGATCCGACTCTGTTATGGTGCCTGTTTGCATAATTTTAGACAATAGTGCTGTGAACTGAGTGTGAGTTGCAGACTCCCCAGGCTCTAATCGGTAATACATTAAAGTGGCGCTGCCGGTTGCACCTTTGACGCCAGGGGTAAAAGTGTTGACGGTGCTGTCGATTGAGTTTGTCGGCAGCAGCTCTAGAGTGGCTTCCACTGACCAGTCACGGATTTTGGCAACATTTTTGCCATTGAAAGTGAGCGATCCGGTGCGCCCTGTGTAGAAGCCCATTACTAGGTGCTGTGCGCAATGCCTCTAGTCTAGCTGTCCTCAGGGTCGCCATCAATGGTAAACAACCCTGCGGCGTAGCTGGCGATGCCTTCCGCGATATATGACTGACCATTGGCGTCACATGGGTGCTCCACTGCGCGGATGGTGGTTTCGCCTTCCTCTTCCATGGTCACCTCTGTCACTCGAAACACGCGCTTAGAGCGAACGTCTTTACCAAGCACGAACAAGTCGCCAGTGCGCGAGGCAAGTGAAGGTGCCGCGCCATTGGCAACCGCCACGCTATTGAATGACCTAGTGCCGGCGGTGCTGCCATAGGTGAGCACGTTGTAGCTGCCATTTGGGACGCCTTTGCCTTGCAACGGTACGTTGAGCACGCCGCCGCTCTCGATGCGACCGGTGTAGATGCCATCCCATTGGTTGTTGCTGGTTTCGACGTAGACATAGCTGCCAGGCATTACGAAGATGTCTGTTGGGAACGTCATGAATTCAATGGCGCGGCGGGTGTAGCGACGCGTCTGGCTAAGAAATTTCCCTAGCACTATTGCTTGACGGCGTGTAGTAACAAATTGCGAAGCGTCAATGGTTTCGCGTATTGCATTGGCTTCTTTTGTGTCAGTGCGCCGCACTTCTACGCTGTTGTTACGCGGGAAAATACCATTGCGCTCTACGTCGCGGTAGATGACAGTGACAATTACGTCTTGAGTGCTGGCACCATAATCAATGAATTCTTCCTTAAACGTGTCTTCAAGGATGTTGCCTTGGTTAAATAATGCTGTAATTGATATAGCACGCGTCATCCTGCCAGTTGATTTACTGTATGGCACCGCCGGCACAAGTGTTTCTTTGCCGCCAATTTTGCCAAGTTCCAGCAGGCTGAATGGTGCCACCTGCGCCCAGAATTCGCGCCATGCTCGGGCGTCGCCAATTAGCCCATCCATGAAGAACTTGTTCCTAACGCAGAACTGTTTGCTTTGCGCTAATTGCACTACATCTACTGAATGCAAGCTGGCATATTTCCCGATGCCATTGGTGCCATCAAGAATAGTGTCAAGAAAAATGTCAGGAGCAAAGGAGCTGGATACTGTAGGAGTGGACCTAGCTAATGCGTCTACAGCAGTATCGCTGTTATAAATGCTGGCATTAGCAGACAACGGACGCAGCAACTTGCCTTCCTCTACCCAAACGGTTACATCCCGTATATTTTGAGTGCCAGGGCCTGAATTAACATGCAAGGCAAAGTTAGAAAGTCCTCTGTACAAATTAGGGCTGTAGCTGCTCCACGGCTCAATAGTCTGTTCGTTAACCGCTGTTATCGTAATTTCAGGTGATCTGTCGAATGCAAAAGTAGAGTTAGTAAAAGCATCGTAGTTAAACAAATCAAATTCACTGGTATCTTTTGGTGACCTACCCTTTGGCGGATAGTCAGCACTGGTTATATGCTTTGATCCATTAAAGAAAATCTCTAGCTTTAGATCACCTGTATTGCTAGTTGTAAGTTTTTGCAGTTGCCCATTGGGATTTAAGTAACAAAAGCCATTTATGCCAGGCTCTGCTGGTGGATCTATAACAGGTTCTAAGCGTACTTCTATAAATTGCCTAGCAGCAGCAGATACTAGTTTTAGGTAAGTAAAAACGCTTTGCTCGTTAAAGCCCCGAGCGCAAAAAATAAAAGGAATACGTTTATAGCTACCTTTGGTGTTAAACCGGTACTCGACTCTAAACATAGATGTGCGAGCTTTAGTACCATTGTCAGATGCGTTGTGGTCGTAATCTATTTGCCGACTGCCGTAAACATTATTGCGTCCGCTAATGCGTCTGTACACTTCGTATTTGATTGCAAGGTCCAATACATTGCATTGCGTAACGCTAGCATAAGATGCTTGTTCAATACGCGCTAGGCCTTTGGTGTGGAATGGAGCCACTACAATAGCTGCACGTCGATTGTTTAGCTCTCCTATGTCTTGCGCTAATGCAGAGTTTTTGCTTTCAAGATCTTCAATTTCCCTTTGAATTCGTGCGCGATCTGCGGCTGTTAGTCTTCGTGCCCTGTTAACAATTCTGCCTCGGAAATCTCTAAATGGCCCTATTACAAACCCATCGCTTAATATTTTTTGCTTTTCTCGAATTTTAGATTCGTTATTATCTATTCTTCTATTTAACACTGCAATTCTTTCGTCTATTCTGTTTTGCGCAGATCCGCCTGCTTTTGACCAATGCCTTGTATTGTAATCCAGGCTAAAATTATAGCCACGTCGAATACACTCTAGTACGACAGTTAAGTTTCCCTCTTCAATGTCATTGCCTCCGCCTGCGTAAGTGCCTCTTACAACGCGAAACAATGCTGATCCAGTTTTGAAAATTGTGCCATCATCAAATAATGAAGCAGCAGCGCGTAATGCGTCTTGCCGCGCATTGGCAGGCGTGTCACTAGTAAGAGGCAGGTCTTTTGTATTCGGTATAGTTACAGTAATTCGATCACCGCTGGAAAATTTACTAGGGCGAGGTGTGTATTGTATGCCCACTAAAGTAAGTACTTTATTGCCGCTTTTGTCTAAAGTAAGTACATCTGCATTGATTGGGATAAAACCAGTAACCCCTACAGCGTTTGCAGTTGTAGGTGAAAAGCACTGGCTGAAGCCTTCTTTTCTGCCAGGCAAGCCATTGAGTTTAGCTGTGGTATCTGTCCTTGTTGCGCCACTTCTTGTCGGGTCTTGCGTGCTTCCTTTAAGCAGATTGCTGTAAGTAGTTGGGCCATTTGAATTAAAATACTGCCATACATTACTTAGCGTTATGTCTTTAGCTGGTAATTGACCAATGGCAGTGCGGTTAGGATCAATGGCGCCAATGCGTGATGCGCCGATTGTCATCATTAGCCGCATAAACTGACTGTTGCCAAAGCTAAGGATTGCAGACCATAGCAATAGCGTAGAAACGCGGACGCCGCCATCAAGGTTTTGTTTCATGCTGGTATATACCAGCGGCACAGTTTCGCCATATACGGCCAGTTTTTGCGCACCATTGAAGCCAGTGCGTGGCGCTAGGCGTTGATCACGAGTCTGCGTTGAGCCTTCACCCTGCTCTAACTTGGGCTTAGGCGTCAGCAGGATAGATGCCACCTGAAAGAGGACGCCTACGACAGCAAGAATGATTGAAACCGGCTCTGCACGAATGTCGAGCGCAGTGCCTTGTTTGGCGTCTGCGTATATGTGTTGTTGCGCTACGAAGTCGAGGTACTCTTCCTTGGTGACACCTAGCGCATCAATAAGGTCATATTCATAAGGCAGCAGCTTGCGGGTCATCGATTCATCCAGAAGTAATGGCCGATGCCGCTAGGCAATGGCGCTCTGATAACAGTGCCACCAGGCGAGAGAAACAGTGTGCCGTCTTCCACAATTGTACCTAATGCAGACCCAACCGCAGCCGGCAGCATTGCCACTGCGCCAATCACTGGGGCCTTAAGCCGGGTGCCGTTTTCGATCATCCATCGCACCAGCAGCGACTTGGAGAATGTGCTTTCATCAAACAGCTCATACACCCATTCAAATTGATCGGTGTAGTCAGCAAAACCCAACCGCCTATGCACTTCACAGGCAAGCTGAAAGCAATCGGTTTTGCCAGACCACGGAGCGGCGCCCCATTGATACGGCAAACCAATCAAATCATTGAAGCACGAGGTCTGCATTAAGTGGTAAGGGGCCAACAAGGCCACGGGTAAGTGTACGCGCTGGAAATGTTGCACCAACAGAGTCCATGGCGGTGCGGTAACGCAGCTCAATTGTAGTATCTGAGTAGCTGGCACCAATACCTACGTACCGCTCCTCATAGGTGCGTGAAGGCGCCAGGGCAGCGTTCAGCCATTGCGTGGTCATGGTCAGCTCGCTAAGGCGGTTACCGTCACCGTTCTCGACAAGGCGAATTGCGAACTCCACATTAGGGAACAAGACGCGCACCATGCCGTTGTCACCGTTGAGGTTGGCAGTGCTACCTTCGGCGCGAAATGGCGCAAACTCAAATCGCTTACCATCAAGAATGCGGCGCTCACCGACAAAGAAGTTCTGGTAGCGATGGCGCGTACCCGTAGATGTACGCAGATCAAAGTATTGCGCCAGGCGAATTTCAGTCATTTCATTTCACCTATTAACTTTACCGTTACTGTGCTGATACCAGCAATAACGCTGCTGACATT